GTCGTAGACAATCTTATTACGAAACTTATTCATCATGTCATTGACGTACTGCTCAGCTCGCTGTTTTGGTAGATTACCCACGTCAATGTAGAATATACGGCGTTCTGGAGCCCGGCTGATTCTATAGATCACCGTGGCATCTTCCATCATCTTCAACTGGTTAACTGGTTTGATTGCTTTGTGAAGGTGGCCGAGCACCATATTTGTATTAGCGTCAATCAAACCTGACGTGCATGATATCACCGAATCCAACGATAGCTTGATTCCCTGAGTTGTAGTTTCAGTGATACCCTTATCGTTGTAGAGATAGTACTCTTCAACTTCCTTGACGATCTCTACACCCTGAGCATTCTTTTCTTTCTTGACATTCTTGATCTTACGGATTTTACGAGGGTCAATAAACCTCAATTCATAGATACCGTTTTCAACGTTCCTAGGGTCAAGGATGATGTGGTAAAAGATTCGTCCGTCGATATACCACTGACGGAAGATATCATGACCGCGATGGTCAAATTTGTACAATCGTAGTATGTTATCAAACTCATCGCGGATTTTTTTCTTGATGGATTCTGATACCTTCAAATCATCAAGAACAAGAGATACAGGAGGATCTTCTGATTCAGCAACAATTGCTTCATCAACGATATCCTCAATCGCGTTATCACAATCTGCATATTGAGCTGTTTCGCGGTAACGACGAATCAACTCGTTTTCATTCTTAGCAACAGCTTCAAGGTCAACAACCAAACCATAATAAGCAGCTGCATTGTTGACAATAGTCGATCCGTCATCAGGAGAGGGAGTTACAACACTCCCAAGCTCCTGAGTCGGCGACTTCTTTCTCTTAATTTCAAAACCAAAGATGTTTAATCCAGCCATTATATTACATTCCTAGTAGTTACCGCGGTAACTATTAACCGATATCCGAAGCTGTGAAGTAGTTGTATGTGAACTCTACGTCAAACAGTTCGATTTGGTTGTTTGTATCAAAGTCAAGACCAATCGCTCCCACAGAAGTTGGGTATGCATCAAAGAAACGGTACTCTTTGATCACATCATCATTACGGTTCAACTGGAACACGCTCATGTCAACTTGGTAGTCGCTTGGTGAAACAATACCGTTTGTTGCCGTATAGCTGAGAACGAGGTTACTCCAACGCTCCATAGCATTACGGATTTGGAAGTTTTCATCGTTGTACACAGACACAGTCCATGGTGCGAATGTGCGCTCACCAGCAAAGTGCACTGGACGACCACGATACGATACAGCAATATCTTCTAGTGTCGATGCAGGGAGCTGTGCGCTCTTGCAAAGAAACTGACCTGTATATGCAGAGATAGTACCTTGCGCACCAACGATGCTAGGGAACGTTAGCTGAACGCGGAACTGATTCGGACGAGCTCCACCTCTAGCCATCTGCGCCTTGAAATTGGAAATTGTTGGCATGTCTTTTTCTCCTTAGATGGGGGCCGAAGCCCCCAGTTATATATTACGCGCCGATTTCGTCAAACGAGATGCTTGAGCGTGCTGCAATGAAGTTCAGGGTGATGAAGTTGATCGAGCGTGCTGGCTTGATGAAGATATCAGCCACAAACTCATTGCGATCAATGACCTCACCTGTGTTATTGCTTGTGTCGCACTTAACACGGAAATCAGTAATGCCACGACGTCCTTGCACATCACGTAGGAATGGCTCAACGATAGCACGGAACTGTGACCGTGTAGAATCATCGTTGAATTCGAACAACTGGAACTTAGCAGCTGTAGCGATTGCCTTCTCAAGGACAATGAACAGACGACGAACGTTGATTCTGTCAAACGCCGAAGGACGTGTGAGCAGAGTCTTGTCGCCGTACAGCACTGTGCCTTGACCTGGGAACGATACAACGGGGTTGATACCATTCTTGTACAGGAGATCGCGTTGAGCTTGGTTTGGATTGAATGATAGCTTAACAACGTTCTTGATTTGACCGCGGTTGAAACCACCTGGAGAGAACCAAGGATCATTGGTCAGGTCTGTACGTGCGCAGAGACCAGCAACGTCACCGTTCAGTGGAACCCAACGGTACACGTCATTGTAGCGATCGTACTGATACTTCCATCCAGAGTCGAGGACGCCGTATGAAGAATTCACATTAAACGCAACGTTAGTTCTGAAAGCAACGGTATCGGTAACTGTGTTGGCGGACAGGATCGGAGCACCGCTGTTATCGGATGGCGAAGCGAAAGCAATGCAATCCTTACGGTCGGCAGCGATCTGAATCACGCTCTTAGCAACTGTGCTATTGACAGGACCAGTTGGGATCAACGATACGTCAAAGCGCTCAACATCTGCAAACAGTGTGAAACCAGCAATCAGAGCAGTGTTGTTAGGCGAGAGGTCATCAACTCCACCAGCTAGTGGGCGTGTGACTACTGCCGTCATGTTAGCGAACGTGACACCTGAAGCTGCTACAGATCCCCAGTTAGTACCATCAGCAGTGTTGTCCATCCACCAGATGTACTTTGACGTGGTGTTGATGGCGTTCTTGTAGTAGTTGTTTGTACCGTCTGCCTTACGAGCATTAGATGCCTTGGAGACGAATGCAAACTTCTCGAGAATTGCACCAGGGGTACCTGTCCACTGACCATCTTTATCGAAAACGATAACATGGAGTTCGTCGTTTGTAGCACCAACGCTAGCTGCAAATTCGGATGTTCCTGGAGCAGCATCAAATTCTGCTGCGCAGTTGATAGTACGGCCGCCAACAGTTGCTGTCCAACCGGTGAAGGTGTTAGAATCGGCCATCGAGACAACAATCGAGTTTCCAAGAGCACCTGGGTACTTTGCAGCCCACTCACCAACAGAACCAGCACCGTTAGCGTAGTTGGTTTCGTAATCATCTTCGTTGTTGATCACGATACCTACAGTGGCAAGAGCGACGGTGATTGTCGAACCAGTTCCACCATTCGATCCGTTTGCGGACAGCGAAGGAGCAACAGTGTAAGAACCACCGGAGACGGTGACTGTGTTGAGACCAAGCACAACATTAACTGTCAAACTGGTACCTGAAGCTGAGCTTACAACCGATGCTGTTAGGCCAGACAGTGAACCAGCGATGATATCTGTGTACGAACCAGCTTGTGTGATGGTCAGACCGGTTACAGCACCGCCCGCACCAACTGACGCTACGGTGAATGTAGCTTCAACACCTGAGCCGATATTGATTGTTGCTGTATCGTTAACAGCCCAACCAGTACCACCACCGGCAACCGTCACTGAAACAACCTTTAGGGTTGCTGTTGCAGTACCACCAGAACCAGTACCGCCAGAAATCGTAACAGTTGGAATATCGGTGAATCCGGTACCAGCGGCGCTAACTGTAGCCGTTCCAAGAGGAGCTGTACCACCGCTAGAGGCAACAGCGTTCAGTTGGCCAGCGGATGCTACGCGAACGGTAAGCAAGTTGTTAGAGTATCCGAGGAAGTTAGCTGCTGTAAACCACGAAGCGGCGTTGCCGGTAACAGGTCCGCCAAATCGAGCAGCAAGCTCGTTTTCCGATGAAATTGTGGTAGGCTGCAACACAGGGCCCCATCTGAAAGGACCAGCAAAACCACCAGTTGTTGTGGCTACCGCAGGAATGATGGATGTTAGGTCTCTTTCGGTGACCAGAACTCCAGGTGAAATCTGAAAGGCCATTGTTTTCTCCTTTTTAACGACAAATTACATCATTGTAACCCATCTAGATATTTATAGTTTTCACATTCTCAACAGTTCTATTTGATCAACTGTGAGATGATACGGATTTTCTTTTGAAGGTAACTTCTTTCCATTCTCTTCAGCAGACTTGAAATTCGTTGGTTTATTATCGGTGAAGAAACCAAACGGCGTCATAGTCTCATCGATATATTGTTGTTTCTTCGCTGTTAACACCGTGCGAAGATGATTGTTTGTGATCTCTTGGAAAATTGTCTGCTTAGTCAACCACGCAAATAACCACAATGTAGTGCATAGATCATCGTTGACGTTGGTATCTTGTGCAGCATATGACTTCTTATGCTTAACAAATAGCCCAAGTTCCTCGATAATCTTGTGTGAGCTCAATACCAATTGATCCTTTTCAACCAACTCCTTGAGCACTGAGCAACCTAATGATTTCACCTTTGTCGTCGAACGTACACCAGGATACCCACGTGCTTGCGACAACTCATTACCGGATGTGAAGTATAGGTTTTCGTACTCATAGTCGTACCATATAGTGTTTGACACCTCTTCACCCAAATCATTCACTTCAATCAAGACAAATGCATTGTTATATTGTCTCGCAGTGTTATATATCAAATGTGGGAATTCGAGCGTAGAAATCTCATTGTCTTTGTACGTCGCAACCACTTGATAAGGCATTGATGTAATATCAATGACAGAGAACGCGCTGTAATCATGGTGGCGGCCTCGCGAAACATCAACAACAATCACGTAATTACGTTCAGAATGAGGACGAGCAAATGCCTCAAAATTGTCCTTACTGTACAGAGGGACCATAAACGGTATTGTTCCCAGCTTAGCACCGTCAATCAACGTATACGACGATCCTTCAAACGTGCATTGAATTTCTTGACGGTACTTAACAGGTCCTAGTTTCTTCAGTTGATTATCAGCCCATGCTTGATCTCGCAGAGGATTCTCTTGCCAATTACCCTCGACTGTGACGAAATCATTCTGCTTATTAACTGAATCCATCCACATCTTGTGGTAGTGGTTCAATCCGTTAGGTGTAGAAATCACAACTAACTTAGCTGTCTTAGATGACGATAGCGTTGGGAACACAGAAGCAATAAACTCTTCAGCCAAGTTAGGGTGCAAGTGAGCAAACTCATCCAGAAGCAGGAAGTTTGCTGACATACCGCGAACTGCTGATGGTGATGTAGCAGCCGCCAAGCAACGTGATCCGTTTTCCAGTGTGAATGAAGTCTTATTCCATTCAACTACACCCTGTTGTAACCATTGTGGAAGGTTTTCAATCATAAACTGTACGCGAATGAAAATTTCCTTCGCGATTGACAACTTGTTAGCAAGGATACCGGCTGTTTTATGACTGTTGAATAGCACATACCACGCCACATAAGCAGCGACAATCGTCGACTTACCTGCCTGCCGGAATAGCTTACCTAATACTTCATTGTTATTGTGTATCGCCTCGATAATCCGTCGCTGATATGGAAACATCTTAAACGGAACAATACCGTTATCCAGTGACACAATCTTTGCATACGTTTCAATAAAGTATACCGGATCCGCAGCACACTTAGCGTATTCAATTACCTGCTCTTGAGTAAATGGTATCTTTACGCCAGCAGCTTTAAGTAGCGGATTATTATTGTATACTGGTTTCACAGGTCCTCATCCCACTGATCGGTCGTGATAACATACGTCGTTGGATTACCCTCAGCGGTGTGTTGAGCAACGACAGGTGTGTATGGTTGATCAATACTAACGGAAGTGATGGTGTCGTAGATCGGCTTGCTCGACGAAGCAGGTCCAAACAAGTTTACTTTTAGAGTGAATGAGAGAGTATGAGTAACCAAACGTCGTGTCTCGAAATCGCCCTCGTAATCATCTGATACCGTGATTCCATTTAGTGTGATTGGAACATCTTGAATGATATTCATTGAAGGGACAGCGTTAATCGCAAGGGTATATTCAGGATTGAAGGTGGGGAGAATCTGCTCTATAATCTGCAGACCATCTTCTTGCGTCTTCGTCAAGATATACAACGCAATGTCAATATTGTACGGAACCGGGGCAAACATCGACGTTGAGCCAGATGATGTGTTACACACAATTTTGTTCATCTTACTGACCTTACGCGATGGGTCGTAACTGTATCCTGTGATTTCAAATGACATTCGTGGTAACGAGACGGCCACGTTTTGTGCAAGGTTAGGATCTTGCTCGAGACGAACAAGCCATTTTTCTCTCGGCGCGTATGTGATAGGGATCTGCAGACGCTGAACGGTGGTACCTGATACACTATTATTAACCTTACGGTCAATGTAAACGTCACTGAACAACCGTCCAAACGCTACAATCGTTTTACGAATGATCCCCCAGTAGAAAACTTGATTGTTTAACATCAGTCAACGTCTCCAAAAGGGTTATCTTCGTTGAACACTAACGTCGCTCCTTGTGATTTGAACGCGTTGTTGTTGCCGTACGATTCAACATTATCAATATCAACCTCAACGGTTGGTGTTGCTACAGCGCCGGAACCATCTCCAGTAACCTGAACAACCACGGAAGTTTGTCCGTAACCAGCGCCCCCGTTCGTCACATTAATTGCAGTAATTACCCCGTTGGTAATTACAGGAACGGCTGTTGCTCCGTATCCAACAGTTGACTGAATTGATACAGATGCTGTTGTGTAGTTTGAACCACCGCTGGTGACGGTAATGGATTTGATTGCACCAGCTCCCGATCGTGTTACGTCTGTTGTATAACTGTGGAGTGATTCAAACACATCGACCTCAGCAATTCCGGTATCAATCTGCTCAGAGCTGTACTGGAACAATTCAACCTGGAGCTTGTATACGTATAGCTTTCCGAGTTGATAGAATGGATCCTGGTGCTTTACGAACTTGATCTCAAATAACCCTTTTGTGAGAGGGAAGTAAATCAAGTCACCTTCGCATGGCCGTTGTGGAATGATTGTTACACCGTATCGGCCGACAAGTTGCTCCCAGCGCCGCCGTGCTACTACAAGAGTAGCTGACTGTTCAATCATCAGGCCAAACTTCTGCATGAATGGGCCCTGTCCATCAAACGACTGAACGTTGTCGAAGTACATTTCAATAGGGAACGAGTCAACAAACTTACTCAACCTATCTTCACCAAGAATATCATCCTTTCCCACAAGAGTACGGGGAATGTAGAACATCTCTTGGCCGTAAATCTTCAACGACTCAATGATCAGATCCTCAACGAGATATTGCTCGTTCCGAGTTCCGTGTGAGAAATATACGTTAACGGTACTCATAGATCACCCGAGGAAGAACTCAAGAGGAGCACTCTTCTGTACGAGTTCGTCTTCAAGGTCCTTAATTTCCTGCATTGCTTCAGTGTAGAGACTTTGACCGTCTAACGTCACACCACCTGGTAGTTGGATACCTTGAAACTTCTTAATGTTGACAGCCCATTGACGCTTAAACAACGCTGTCACATAGTGTTTCAACCATGGCTCATTCCACACCTTCGTTGACTCTGTTGGATCCAATGCACGATAACACTCTACGACAACATACGACCCTGGAACAATATCTGTATCCCAATTGATATCAAGGTGAAGTCGTCCCTTCATCCTGTTGAAGCGGAACAACGGACGCCCATTCAATTCAAGATCAAGCAACGCTAGGTGACTCATCACCATCTTGTAGTAGATAATCGATGTAGATGTTAGGTCATAAAGATCATTCAAACGCAATTGATATTGAATATCAAACATTGACTTGGACGTTTGAGTTCCAGCAAAAGGAATTACACGAGTAACACCGTAGATTAGGTCATTCAAATCGAAGTATTTGAGATCGAGAGCGCCGAGTGTGATTGGTGTCGGCCCCAACGTTGCATTGGTGATACCGTTAGTAATTGTTTCCCCTGCTGCGAATGTACCTTGTTGAACTCGTACCAGCAACTGATTAGCAGTTGAAGTACGGTCAATCTGAGTCGTCACCCGTGCTGTTGCTCCGGATGTCTGACCTGTAACGACGGTGTTCAGTTGGAAATTGGTCCCATTTGATGTGGTCAGATTTAGTATTGAAGCGTCGCATTTCTGCTTCAAATACACTTTCTCAATCCCCTCGTGATGATACAAACGCCAATAATCAATCGCTTCATCAACGCGATCTTCGAGTTGGTCTTGATCAACGTTGATTTCAATGACAGGAGCACCGAGCGATCTCAATGCATAATCGATCAGTCCTTGACGTGTATTAACGGCCATAAGTGCTACCTATTTGATTTGTTTTGAGTTGATCGACAGTGGCTTCAAGAGTTTGAATGCGCGCGTTCATTTCTTTAATTGCATTAATCAGAACGCCAACCAAACCATCATAGTTAACAGATTTTGTTGTGGTACCAGATACCAAATCCGGTAGTACCGTTTCTAATTCTTGAGCTACAACACCATACGATTTGAAGTTAGTATCGTTCCACCTAAACGAGACACCTCTTAGTTGACCAACAATACCTGTTGCGTTCTGTATTGTGTTGATATCGTGTTTTTGTCTAGCGTCAGATGTAGCTGTAAACAGTGTAGCTTTCATCTCACCAGTGTTCGGAACAAATGTCAGCTTCGTTGATGCTGTTCGAGCAGCGGTGATCGGTTCCGTTGTCGTAGAACTAACGAAGATTGGATACCACGTAGCTGATGATGTTGTAGTATCTTCCTTAACTATCGGAATACCAACGAATTGACTATAGTTTGACATGTGCTAGTTATTAGATACGTAGAGTGTGAGGTAACCTAGGTCCGCCAGGTTTAACAGCAACAAGCCACGCAGTTGTTACGCATACATTTAGATTCTTTAACCATTCGTTTGGAAACCATGTCTCTTTACGAAACTCTTGGAACTTAATTGTTGTGTTATCAATGAAGTCTGCAAGGTATTTATCTGTGTAGTACAAGAAACTGTTTTCATTCCAATAGCTAACGTGTGTAGGATCTTGGAACGCACCACGGCCGTCGGTACTAGGAACTTCTATAAACGCCCATCCACCATGTGCAAGCACTCTATGAATCTCACTGATAATTTTATGCTTGTCGTGAAGATGTTCAATGATATGACTTGCGTTCAAAACTCCCACACTATTATCCGGTAGGGGAATTCCATTATTCAAATCGTGTACATAGTCGGAACCAGCTCGAAGATCGACGGTAGTATATCCAGGGTATGGATTGATACCTCCTCCGATATCCACTCTCATCAGGCCACGTAAATCTGCATCGCGCTCAGCGAGTCGTTGAGCATACTGATTGAATAACTGTACTGTGTTTGTTTGAATTGCGGCGTTGCGAGCAAGCCATGTGTTATCGCCGGTGATCCGGTAAATGTACAGTACCTGATTAACGTGGTGCATCTTAGTGTGGAGGTATGTACGAATGCACAACTCGTGATCATCACAAATCGATAGTTGTTTATTATGCCCGCCGAGATCGCGATATACTGATGATCGCCATGCTCGTACATGATCTGGAGCGTACCATATGTAACCTAATGAGTGACTTGAAGGAGGGAAACTGTTCATTGCAAACAGTTGTTTCCCGTTCCATGGAAACAAACGGTGCGACCATCCAAAAGATGCATCATAAGGTTGAAATGCATTTTGCATGTGATGCACAGCGCAATCACTGTAAACAAACCCCACTTGATCGTCCTTTTGAAATGCACGATACAGCTCTTCTAAGCAGTTGGGTGTCAGGATATCATCGTGGTCGACTTCAACCAGCACCTCGCCAGTTCCCAGATGAAACGCAAGGTTTTTAATCTCGCCAATGTTCTCCAATGGCATGATGTGGGTATGGATAACGACGCGTGGATCTTCAACAATCACCTCTGGGAGTTTACTCTTTGTCATTCCGTTGTTCAAAAACAGAACCCACTCCCAGTTGGTATACGTTTGTTTAGTGATTGACTCGTACAGCTCGAGAAGAAACTTACCATTATCCTTACTGTGCTCTGGGGTAATCAAACTGAACTTCATAATATTCCTATCATAGTGTAATTATACGTTGTACCTGCTCTTGTGCCTGAGTAGTTAATTGATCTAACGTCATACTAGCAAATTGGTTGCTAATATCCTGCTCACGTTCTCTATCGTACACAGAGAGCATGCCAACCGCGCTGTCAACTAACTCTTCGTAGGTAGAAAACTCGCCAACCATATCGCCATAATAGTTGACAGCGCTCTTTTCAGTCAACACATGCTTACCGTTAGTCAATAGCCACCCAATACGAGGTTGCTCTTGCTGGCTCACTCCATCGCCGTGATGGAGATTAATAACGATTTTTGCTCGGTTGATATATTGGTCGAGTTGAGGTTGGAAAATATTTGTTAAAACAACCAAACTCATATCTGTATTGATAGCGTTTGATAATAACGTCAACCAATGTGCCCGGCGGTCAGTAAGCGTTCCAAAGAACAAGAAATCAATATCGCGCGTCGAATCTGATTGATTGTACTTAACAGCGTCACTGTACAAGAATGGTCGAAAGTGAGCATTGATCCCAAGCAATCGGAGCAACACTACATTTTGGTAGTCATAATCCCACACCTCATCAGCTTGCTTTAGCCGTTTAACAATTAAGTCACGGTTCCACCAATGATCCATACCGCACAGTGGCTCAAATTGGTAGATAATGATCTTTGATGTGGGATGAAGATCACGATACTTACGGATATCCTCATGGAGGTATGTTGCAAGAAGGACGACGGTATCGTGTGATTGATCACCATATCGATCCTGCGTCATCTTCATCACCATATCCCAAAATGGTGCAAATCGAGTAGGATAGTAGAAAATCATATCAATCGAAGAAGAAAAGGTGTGTTAGTCGTCCAGTCTCTCGCGTGTTTCCAAAGTAAGGTCCTGCAGAGTGGATACACTTTGAATCCATGATGACCAGTCGATTATAGATGTTCGCAGCAACGTCGATTGTGTCGAATCGTGTCGCATCGTAGAAGTCCCCGTCAAAAGCACGTTCTATTTCGAATTCGCGTGAGTCGCGAGTGCCGTTGATTCGTGACTTATGTAGGCGCGTACCACTTTCAGTTGGAGCATTGGGTGTAAGGTAAATCATAGCAGCCCATCGTTGATGGTCATAGTGATACACTTGAGGATCTCGAGACGTCATGATTTGAAACACGCCGTTGTAACCATGTTCATCCCAGTTTGAGATCGGCATTCCAATAATAGACTCAAACCGTTCTTTCAACCCAGCAAATCGAAATGATCGCATTGTCCGCATTCCCTTGTACCACCGCTCATCGCTTGTGTATGTCTGCGCTAGTGCAAATTCTCGCACATCATTAGGATCATCGTAGAAGTCATCGACGATGAACATCCGTTTGCCAGCGTTCGTATTAATCGAGAATGTGGGGAGGGATTGGTCCATAGTTATACCGACTTTCTGCTTCGCGACATCATATAAGTGTTGTACTCGATTGTCTGGGTGATCAATGTATAGTGATCCGTCAATCAAGTTAACATACTGAGGGAATGGGTTTGTTCGTTGGGGGTCTACAAGCAATGTAGCAACCTCGAGCATCTCAGAGTATTTACCTCGATTGTTATACAGGTGAGCCAGACCAAACCAATGATCATTACGTCCAGGTGCAAACTGATCCGCTAGAATATACGTATCCTCAGCTCCTTCAATGTCGCCAATGAATTGTTTTGCTTCAGCAATTAGAACCATTGCAAGATAAGACATCTCATCAATAAACTTAGCTTGCTGTGTCGCTTTGAAATCGTGTACGTAATTGATGTATTCTTCGAAGTAGTAGATACACCGCTGAGCATAGTGACGTTGTTGTGATTCTCCAAGGGGAAATGCTGGTGACTTATAGCAGTCGTTGTAACTCTTTCCCACATACCAAAAATGATACAGATCATTAAGCATTGTTTGCTCGCGGAGCAACTTCTCCTCAAGTATCAACGCATCACTCATGTATTTTGTTGGTACTGACCAACTTTCACCTTCATTGAACCCCACTTGGCGAAATTGTCGAGGAAGATCACGACGATCAAATTGCTGATTGTGGGACCCATCGGCCTCGATTCGGTAGATTGTCTCATGGCACGGGTCGTGGTTGAATCCCCACTTCATCCGCGCATTCCACATCCACGCACGATAGTAATAGCAAGAACCACTGACTGCTGTAATATGGAAAGCGGAAATTGTGTGGTCGTCTAATAGTGACCAATCAAAATCCCCATCAACCTCAAGGATTTCATCGCAATCCATTTTGAGGATCCAGTCACACTGATGGTCGACGTTCTGGCAGTATCGTGTTAGGTGATCGCGGTTCCACCCAAACCCCTTCCATCCCTCTTCAACCTTATACAACACACCTGGAATATTCTTCTCGGCGAAGAACTCCCGGACAATCTGATCGGTACCGTCTGTTGATCCATTATCTTGTACCACCCAATAGTCAATGTATTTGTAACACGATTCGAGCATTCGTCGTATCACTCGAGCTTCATTCTTAAACATTGTCGTCATGACAATCTTCGATTGCTTCATATTGTTTCTCCAAGCCAGTGATCATAAGGGCGATATTGCACCTTCAAATTCACATATTTTTCTTTCGGGTAGATCATGTAAGGACAATACTGATTGACCATCTGACATAAGGACTTCAGACGACCAGATTGTGTTCCGATCCATAACTCCCCAAGCCACCGTTGTCCTCGTATATTTTGATATAGGTAATCGACGTCTAGAGATGTTATGTAAGAAGCTCGGGCCCACCAGAAATTACCACTATAATGAGCCCACGGGCCCCACAAAATACGATTAGTTGGATTATCTATCGTTGCATTGTTTCGATATTCAACACCAACAGCATCATACTCATCAAGGTACCTGTGACACACTTTCCAATGGTGGAATAGAAAGTGCTCCATGTACAATCGCCAGGAATCAGCAATCTCTCGCATTTCACCAGTTCGGGAAACACCCTTACTATGGAAGTACAACACATAAGCAGAAGGGTGTTCAACACAATACTCGTGCAGCGACTTTAATGTATCGGCTTCAATACTTGTGTTTTTGTTGAAATGTGATTGTATCTTCGGATCGGAGGGAAGTAGTTGATTACCGTTGACACCAACATGTATCTTATCGGCTACTGAGTACAACCCACTGTCACGCAGCGCTTGAATTTGCTCATTATACAAACTCCGCCAGTCATTCCCTTGGAATAAGTGGTAGAATATACTAATTGGTCTATGATTCACAGTGAACGTTGCTTAATCAAATCAAGGATAACTTGGTCTTCCTGTTGGTCAATGCGGGGTGTATATAACGCTCGAGTTCTATGAACATCACTTGGTTCTCGGTCTGTGAGATAATAGCACGCTATACTCTTACGATATTTGTCGTCAGGGCACTGAATTGGATTTGAAAAACCGTGCCATGAATTTTGTGATGCGTCAAAAAGAATAGCTCTATTGAATTTACACTCAATTATCCGTACAAGCTCTTTCGGCTTATTGAGATCGGAATCATGACTCCAAAGTTCTAGATTACCTCCCCACTGCGGTAACCAGTCAGACAAATACAAAATGAAGTTGAACTTTCGTTTTTGATATGTTTTCGGATGAACGTTGTAATCGAGGTGGACGTTTAGTACACCTCCGTTGCCCTGTAAATGCCAGCCCCCGCCGTGTAATCCGTAATCCGGATACACATCGACACCAGTAAGTTGTTTAATCTTCGCAACGAATGAGGGGGAAACTAAGTGCTGAATGAACTGGTATGTTGTTAGAGGAAACTCGTACCAATTGTTGATAGCCTTCTTAACTTCAAGTGGACTATCGTAGACGAACCATTTGGAACTCGTCGGCGCTGGGAACTCTTGCGCTAATTGACGTGCTAAACGTACATCCAAAAAGTCATCGATGATAAAGTGAGGATATGGATCCTCCGAGTGTTCAATTTTCATTATGAAATCCGTATGTTATACTAATAGCCAAGCGGTACCTGATATGTATCTTATACGAACTGTAGCATGCTTATGATCGATGGTCATGTTTTCTGATACGTTGTTAATTGTTCCAACACCACCAGATCTTGCAATCACATTATCTGTTCGATCGTTACTGATAGTCACCCAAATGATATCACCAACTGTTGGGTTTGAAGGTAGTGTGAGTGTGCATGCTACACTTGTCGTTACGTAATAATGTACACCTGAAGACATTTGAACAGAGCTATTGGCGCCACCAATCCCTTGTATCGAGGTGATACCAACTATACCAACTACACCCTGCCCACCGGCAGGTCCCTGAGCTCCTTGAACCCCCTGAACCCCTTGAACACCGCTGACTCCGCTAACCCCACTTGTACCTTGTGTTCCTTGAACCCCTTGAACACCCGCAGCGCCGGCAATCCCCTGTGGTCCTTGGATACCTTGAACGCCCTGTACCCCCGTAGCACCAACGGCCCCTTGCGGCCCCTGAACTCCCTGGATACCTTGCACGCCAGAAGCACCAGTAGATCCTTGCGGTCCTTGGATACCTTGTCGACCCTGAATTCCTGTAGCACCAACTACTCCCTGTGGGCCCTGAATACCCTGGATACCTTGCACGCCAGAAGCACCAGTAGATCCCTGTGGGCCCTGAATACCCTGGATACCTTGCACGCCAGAAGCACCAGTAGATCCCTGTGGGCCTTGAATACCTTGAACCCCTTGGACGCCGGTGGCACCAATAGTTCCTTGTGGGCCTTGAATACCTTGAACCCCTTGAACACCTTGTACACCTGCAGCACCTACTGATCCTTGTGGTCCTTGAACCCCTTGAACACCTTGTACACCTGCAGCACCTACTGAT